CGCAAGATTCTTCGGTGACTACTTCTTCGTCTTCATCGACTTCTTCTTCATCGACAAGATCTTCATCCTCTTCGATTTCCTCCTTAACTCCTTGACCCGGAGTTTTTACCGGAGTTGCCGAAGTTCCTGATGCTTCTGCCTTTGCCGCTTTTGCATTCACTACATCTCTTACTTGGGCAAGAGTAGCAGCAGGATCTTTGATTTTTGCGGAATCGTCATCGGGACGATAATTTTCTGGAGTAGGACCACCTAGATCTTCCCAATTTCCGGTTTGTCCAGGTGCAATACCAGTGGACAACTTATGCATTGGTTCTGCAGGTGATGCTCCTTTGGTTACTACGTTTTCCATTTCTTGTAAATTGCTACCAACGGACATTTTAGATCTTGTGTATAATCTATATTTATTTATAAATTAAAGATTTGCTAAGAAATCTTGAAATAATTCAATTTTATGTTCCTGAAGTATTTTTTCATCAATAAGAGTATTAATTCTACGCTTAGTTTTCTCGGCAACTTTTTCACGAAGAACTCCACCTTCCCAAACCCACTCCTTTCCTTCCATAATTCCCTGAACAAATGCGTCAGGAGCAGAAGGATCTGCAACAATATCAGCAGCGGTTGCTAGCATAAAATCTTCACCAACAATTTTATGACCTTCATTAGTTAATCTAAGTGAACCTACACCACGAGAAGAAACTCCAAGACAAACACCTTCACCAATAAGTGCCTTAGCAATCTTACCCATTGGAGTCTCTAGAAGTTGTGCCTTACCAATAAAATTGCTTCCCTTTTGTTCAAGAGAAATAATTTTATGAGAAACTCGATCAAGATTGACGGTAGGACCATCTGGGTGTCCAAGTTCTCCAAGAGCACGACCCCTATTAATAAAGGACTCATTGTATCTCATTACCTCTTTTGCAAGAGTTTGCATTGGATACATTCTGCCGTTACGATTGCAGATATCACCTTGAAGGAAAACTCCTTCAATAAACATTTTCTTTTGAGCACCTTTGCCTTCGGTGATGAATTTGACTTGTTGTACTTCTTCGGTGATGAGTTTCATTTTAGTTTGTGAACGCTACTTTATTTGCTTTAATTGCCACTGATGTCCAAATAACATCGGTACTAAGTTTCTGTAGGAATTCCACAGATGAACCGGGCATTGTAAAGAAATTTGTGGTCGCGGCACCAACCGAAGTATTTAATCCAACTGTAACAATTCCAGTTTGGTTGTTGAATATACGAACACAAGTTGCCTCACCAATACTGGTTGCAGTACCAGCAGTAGTTGCGGTATTTACTTCAGTTGTGATGACCTTTGTGATTTGCATTATTCTTGATCCTCAACATCTTCCTCACCAAACATTGCAGAAGCAACATGTGGTCTAGCACCATCAACTCTTTCCGCTGCCTTAGCAAACAGTAGATCTTTGATTTTATCGGTAACTTCTGAAGCAGAAGAATCTGTGGCAATCAAATCGATAAGTTCTTCCATAAAAATTTTAATGTATTATTATAATAATTATTTATATCTCTGCTTTTTTAGTATCTTTTTGCATCTGAGCATTTGTCTGTTGTCCTTGCTGATCTAGATTTGGATCTTCAGGAATTTCTCCTAGTGGATTTTGAATTCCCATGCCAGAATCCATTCCCATTCCAGGATCTCCTTCTGCTGGTGGCAAAGGTTCGCCAGTAATTGGATCTATTGAGTTTGGATCTGGAATAATTCCCTTCTTTATTTCGGTCTTAATTTGTTGATCAATTTCAATGATCTCACTGTCAGTCTGACGAAGAACTTTTCTACGAACATATTCTTTGGAGAAATATTTTCCAATATAAGGTTCTATAGTTGCAAGAGTGCCAAGTCTTTCATTCAGAAGTTCTGATTCTTTCAGTTCTGCAAATTGATTATCATACAAGAAATCATATTGAATATGATCCGTCATCAAATCCCAATCTTTTGGACTAACAATATTCTTCAAAACTAGTTGTGTTTTGAGCATATCATTAAACATATTTGCAAAACGCTTTCTCAAACGACCTACAAATTTTGCAAATTTTAATTCATCTCTCAGAATTTCTGATGAACGTCCAAGATTAAATCCATCTCCACCACCAGCAATTCTGGATTCTGGTACATTCAATGATCTGTAAAGTTTCTTCTGAAAATACTCAATATCACTAAGTTCTCCAAGATTCTGCCCACCAGGAAGAGTTGTGATTTCTGTTCCACGACCACCTTCTCTACGTGGTAACCAGAAATCTTCCATCATGGACATAAACTTGCGATCATCACGAACTTCACCAGTTCCTGCATCATAAACAAGTTTATTTCTGTAGCGAGACATAACCTCTTTGAGGTACTGTTCTGCCTTTACCTTTGGAAGATTGCCAACATCAATATAGAAAATTCTACGTTCTGGAGCACGAGACAGTCTATAGATAACAAGAGAATCTTCAATCATTCGAAGTTGATTGAGTGCCTTAATTGCCTTGTGTAGATATGAAAGAATAGTACCTTTGTTTCTATCTATCAATCCAGAAGTAACATATGTGATAGAATCCTTTGCAATCTTAATTTGTTTTGTGGCACCACCACCAGATATCATTCCTGGAGATGGATATGATGGTACAGGTGAGTATAGAAAATATTCTTCTATTTCTGGATAAAATACCTTGTCAGTTTCCTGAATGGCATTCATATTCATCATGCCATTCTTATTCGCCTTCTTTTCTTGACGAACAAATTTCATTTTCATGGGATCAATATATCTCAGATCCTGAATACCCTCTTGAGGTTTTTTAATATCAATAACCTTTAGATAATATAATTTTCCATCAACATACCAATTCCTAAAAATTTCATGGGATTTTTTATCAAAATCCAATAATTCTTTAATATATTTGAATTCTTCTCTAATTTTTTCCTTTAATTTATCACTTGCATTTAAATTTGAAAGTTCAATTTCAACTGGAGAATCATAAAGATCACTTACAATTGCTTCATTTACAACATCTTCAATAGCACCATCACATTCTGGATGAAGTGCCATTTCACGATATCTTTTAATTAAATCAAATTCAGTTCTATAGACACCCTCAATGTCCAGATACTGTCCATAAAATCCACTTGCAATAAAATTGTCTACCCCGTCGTCATTGTTAGGTGGAACGGGGGAGACAATAGATTTAGATTTTAACTTATCATTAGAATCATCAATCGAAAATCCAAAAAGTTTTGCCATCTTATAAGTTTAGACCGTATGTTCTATTTAGTTGATATTGCCACCACCAGCATTTGTTCCAGTACCCTTAATTGCTTCCCACCATTGAACTTGGAATTCACAAGTGAACTCTTCAATTGCATCAACGGTTTCGGTTGAAAGAGCAATTTGGGCAATATTTGTTGGGAAAATATCATACATGTGATATGCTCTCAGTGTGGAACCATCACGATCTAATTGATAGACAAAAGCATCTGCCTGATACAGTGCCGGATCAGTGGCACCAGTGGCATCAGAAACTTTATTAATTGAATTTATCCAATTTTCAAGAGCAGAGCGAATTGAAAAATCAGTATCGTTGATAACGGTAACAGTCCAAGATTCAAAAGTTCTGTCTCCAGCAATCTTAAGAATTCTTCCTCTAAATGGAACATTAACTGGTCCAATTGTTGATGCTGGGAGAGCAGCTGCTTTGATTAAGAATCTTGACTTATCAAGAACATTACTATCGGTTGGTGCAGAAGTTGGAAAAGATAATACTACTTCGAAAAGATTTGCACGAGCGCCACCACCAGAGAGTTTACTCTTGAAGTCGGTAATCTTCCTTAAGGGAGGTGGATTTAGTTGAGATCTAGTTGCCATGATTGTTTACCTCTTGTTAATTAGAATTGACCGATTACTTCATCAAACGAAACACCAGTTCTGGTGGCAACAAAAGTAAGACCAATGAAGTTAATTGATCTTGCTGGTTTAATGTAGATATCAGCGACGAATTCATTTGAGTCGATGACGGCCGCTGTGTTGTTTGTTTCATCACAAACAACTACATAATCATAGATTCCTCTCTTTGCCTGAACATCACGTAAGAAAGGTTCAACAATATTTACAAAATTTGTTCTTGTGATCTCATCGTTGAATTCAAATAGTTGATCCTTAGCAGCTGCGGCGATTGCAGTTTCTAAGTAAACAAAGAGTCTGCGAACGTTGATTCTATCGAATGCTGATGCCTTACCATATCCAGTCTTATCTCCAAAGAGAACAATTCCTGCACCAGGTGAGAAGATGATAGGATTAATTCTATTTGAATAAAGACGATCTCTCTGAGACTTGGAAGGATTATATGCAAGTTTTACTGCATTTAAGATAGCACCTCTTGAAGTTCCTGCTGGAGAATACCATGGGAAATTATTAATATCATTACGAGCACAAGTTCCAGCAATGTCACCATTTAAAGGTACATATCTGAAAGTATCGGAAAATCTATCGTACATGTACTTGTAACCACTATCAAAAACTGCATAAGTTGAAGATGTAATTGGTGAATAGAATTGAAGTACTTTATCGGTAATATCAGATGCAGATCTGACTGTTACTGCAGTTTGATCTGAAGTGTCCGTAAGAGCAGATCCTCTATATGGTGAAATGAATGCAAGTGCATCTTTTCTCAGTTCCGCAACAGAAATTAGTTTCTCTGCAAGTGCCTGAGCATTTTCCATTGTATAATTTGCTGATCCCATTAAAAGGAAATCAACTTTATAATTATCAGTATTTTCAAATAAATCATATCCCGAAGAAATATCTGATATGGTTGAAGTCAATGCCCCAGTTGCCGCGATTGTAGTAGAACCATCGTAATTTTTACCTCCACTAAGAACAAAATTCTTAGTCCCAATTGCACCAAAAATTGCACTATCTGCTTCTTGATCCCAGGCAAAATCTGTTTGAGGAACAAATCCCGAACTAAATCCAGTTGAAGTAATTCCTGCAGGAGCAGAACCACCGAAAATGAATGTTGAATTATTTTCCAGATACTTTCTCCAATATGCCGGACTTCCAACAGAATATTGAGCATCGGATGCTTTGGAAATATTCAAGTGCTTTTCAAGAATTGTTCCCGCATTTCCAGTAATTGATCCGGATGCATCAATAACTACAATATGGAATTCATCAAATCTTGCTCCCCTCGTATTTGCATAATCTGAAGTAAATGGGCGATCAGCAACGGTATTCCAAGGAATTGTTATCTCAGTGGTTGCAGATCCAACAGGTGCTGTAGTAATGGTGAGATTTTGTTGATCAAACCAATCTATTTGTGAAGTTGGAGTAGGTGTAACTACTGATGTGCCATTAGCAGTTGTAATTCCTAATTGTGTTGTGGCGGAAAATGAATAAATTCCTGCAGGTTGATAATCAACGACTGTTTCAGTTCCTGCAGCAGAAACATGACTCAAAACCTTTACTGAAAGTTTTCCGGCACCAATTTCAGTAACAATACCCTTAAGTACACCGTCAAGAACCGATGTTCCACCAGCTCCCGCCTTAACTTTTCCTACTACTGATTGAGTAACTCCATGCCCAACAATAACATTTGTTGTACTGACTCCAAGAATTTGATCAGCCTTTGCATCAATTAATCCAACACGAATACCATTCGACCAAGATCCTGGATTTCTTGCTACAACAGTCACACCACTAATTGGATTTTCACTAAATCCCAATTCTAGGTAATGATCTAAACTTTTAACTTTAACACTGGATGCAGTACCAACAAATCCATTCTTCAAATCTGAATCATCAGATCTTATGACTCTCAATGATCCACCATAAGCAAGATAAGATGATGCAGTTAACCAATGCTCATAGTGCTTATCAACTGCATATGGTTCACCGAAATTGTTTAGAAGATCTTGCTCATTCTCTACTAAAATTGGTGAACCTACAGGCCCCTTTGCGAAGGGGGCAACAATTGCACCAATTTTATTAGAAGTTGGTGCGACTCTACCAACTGTTAAATCAACTTCTCTTACTACAATTCCAGGAGATGCTAAATTTAGCGCCATTTGTATTCCCCGTCAGGTCCAGAATTATTCTAAAAGTATTTATAATTTTCGCCTCTTTAGCGATAGTCCCACATATGAGAACGATCACCATACTCATCAACATTCCAGACTTCTAGTGGTTGATTTTCATTTTGTGCTGTTGCAAACATCCATCTATCCCCAGTTTCTGGTTCTATGAAAGCATCAGTATCATCCAGTCCATCCAAAATAAATCCAAAAGGTGCCATATCTTGTTCAATTTGATTTTTGTGTTCCTCATAAATTCTTTTGCGAACATCATTGTTAGTCATCTCCTTAAAATAGTCTTGTGCCACTAACCATGAGAATATAACAAGACACATTGCAAGATCATCATTACAACCCTCTTCTGCCTCAAACGATCTACCTTTTTGAATGAAAGTTGTAAGTTCGGAGATCATGTCATAATCATTAATTGTAAGTTTATCATCCTCAATTAATGTTCTTAAATTTGAACATCCCAATTTTTTAACTGCGGATGTCATGCGAACACCAAGTTGTGATTTTTTTCCACTAAATCCCGATCCAACAATCTGCCCTGCACGTCCTCTCATTGCACACATCAAAACATTATCATATTCAAGATCGAAGTGAAGAATATTTGCTACCTGATCTCCAATATCATTTACTTCTACCAATAACCATGCATCATCATATGCTTTCGCTACCTCATAAATGATACTTGGAAACATCATTGGTTTTATTTCATTATTTTTATATTTTGCCACTGTTTTATAAGGAAAATTGGTAATATCGAAGACTATAAATGCCGAATAGTCACTTCCAACTCCTCTTGCCACATCAACAGTAATTAGATAATTATGTTCTTCTTTTGGATCTTCATAAACATCAAGTCCTTTACTTCTCTTTGATGGATCTTCATAAATTAAGGTTCTTAATTTTGTGGGATTGATCAGAGTATCAACAGATCCTAAGAATTCGCATTC